AAACTCAGTTGAAGCAACAAAAGATGCAGATGATATGTTTTTCCGTAAAGGACAACTTAACGTACTCGCTCATCTAATAAACTTTGAAGCTATCACTACTAACAGCTTTGAAGACGCGCAGAACAATACAGAAGATGATTAAAGTATACGATTTTAAGTGTACCAATGGTCACTACTTTGAAGAATTTGTAGACGCTGACGCTACAACCAGTAGGTGCGGTTGTGGTGCTAACGCTACAAGGGTCGTTTCAGCAACGCCATGCGTACTTGAAGGTGCATCTGGGGACTTTCCCGGACGGCACATAAAGTGGGTACGAGAACATGAACAAGCTGGACGTAAATAAAACTCCACAACCGTTAGGCGGAGAAGGTTAATAATATGGGACGAGCACAACTCGTAGACGAGCGTTCGGAAGAAGAAGAAGTTAACGACAACATAGATACACTAGAAGCACCAGAAGATACAATTGAGTCTCCTGAAGAGGAGGTAGCTCAAGAAGTCTTACCAGAGAAGTATCAGAACAAATCCTTGCAAGAGGTGGTTCAGATGCACCAAGAGGCTGAGAAGCTCCTTGGTAAACAAAGCTCTGAAGTTGGTGAACTGCGTGGTGTTGTTGATGACTACATCCAGACACAACTCGCACAACAACAAGCACCTGTACAACAGCAAGAAGAAGACGATACTGACTTTTTTGTTGATCCAAAGACCGCAGTTAGTAGGGCAATTAAGAACCATCCTAGTATTAAAGAAGCCGAACAAGCTACTCAGCAATACAAAAGACAAACAGCTTTGGCACAACTTCAAAGCAAGCATTCAGACATGAACGATATTGTCAAAGATGCTAAGTTTGCTGAGTGGATTAAAAGCTCTAAGATTAGGACTCAATTGTTTGTACAAGCAGACCAACAGTATGATTACGACGCCGCTGATGAACTGTTCTCCCTCTGGAAAGAGAGAGCTTCTGTCGCACAACAGACAGTAGCAGTTGAGAAGCAAGCCCGTAAGCAACAAGTTAAGTCTGCAAGTACAGGTAACGCCCGAGGAACAGGCCAAACTCAACGTAAGAAGCAATATCGTCGTGCTGATATTATTAAACTTATGAAGACCGACCCAGATCGTTATGCAGCTTTATCTGAAGAGATTTTCCAAGCGTATGCCGAGGGTCGTGTTAAGTAGCCTAATCTAAAGGAGATTTATCATGGCGACTCAAACTTATCCCGGTACAGTAGGCGGTGGCTCCATTGTCAATAAGACAGCCGCAGCAACATTCATCCCTGAAATCTGGAGCGACGAAGTAATTGCCGCATACCAGAAGAACCTGAAGATGTCACCTCTTGTAAAGAGAATGTCAATGACAGGTAAGAAGGGCGACAAGATCCATGTCCCTAAGCCTATCCGTGGCGCTGCATCTGCTAAAGTTGCTGACACCGCAGTTAACATTCAGGCGAACGTAGAGCAAGAATTGCAGATTGAAATCAATCGTCACTTCGAGTACTCGCGTTTTATTGAGGACATCGTAGAAGTACAGGCACTTAACAGCCTGCGACAGTTCTACACAGAAGACGCTGGTTACCAGTTGGCTCTGACGGTTGACACTGACCTGATGAACTGCGGTACTGGTTTTGGTGACGGAACGCTAGACCTCGCTGCTCCTACTGGTGCAGATTGGGCTAACAGCAACAGCTACTACTTTAACGCTGCTACTGGTCTGGATCTCTTTGTTGCTGGCACTACGGCAACTGGCGATAACTTTACTGACCTCGGTTTCCGTGAAGCTATCAAGATCCTTGACGACGCTAACGTACCAATGGAAGATCGTTGCTTGATCATCCCACCTGCTGCTCGTAAGACAGTAATGGGAATTGAGCGTTACGTATCTAGCGACTTCCGTGATGACCGTACTGTTAAGTCTGGTCTGATTGGTAATGTCTACGGTGTTGATGTTTACGTATCTAGTAACTGTCCTACGCTTGAGACTAACGTCCGTGGCTGTATGTTCTTCCACAAGGATGCCATCATCCACGCCGAGCAGATGAACGTTCGTTCACAGACTCAGTACAAGCAAGAGTACTTGTCTACTCTGTACACCGCTGACACCCTCTATGGTGTTCAAGTGTATCGTCCTGAAGCTGGTTTAATCCTAGCTGTATTTGACGAGTAAGACCCTTAGCCCCTTCGGGGGCTTTTCCTTTTCTTGTTTGCTTTGAGGATAGCTTATGCCTATTTATAGGGGTGATGGAGGTTCAGGTGATTCGTCTACGGACGCCTATGCTTCACAGATTGCCCAGTACGCACAGACAGCTACCGAGAAAGCAAACGAAGCTTCGGCCAGTGCAACGGCGGCTGCTAATAGCGCCTCTGCTGCTGCTGGTTCGGAGTCTGGGGTAGCGGCTGATGCTGCTGCTGCCAACACAGCAAAACTTGCGGCTCAGGCTGCACAGGCTGCTGCCGAGACTGCTGAGACTGGTGCAGAGACAGCCGAGACTAATGCAGGCACACAGGCCACGGCTGCTGCTGGAAGCGCAACTGCTGCTGCCTCTAGTGCAACGTCAGCGGCTTCGTCGTCAGGTACGGCAGCTACCAGCGCATCACAGGCGGCTGCTGCGGCTGTATCGGCTAGTTCCAGTGCAACATCAGCAACATCAGCATCTTCGGCAGCTAGCTCTAGCGCAACCAATGCAGCTTCTAGCGCCACTGCTTCAGCTACCAGCGCAACTGCTGCAGCAACATCAGCGACTAACGCAGGTACGTCAGAAACAAACGCTGCTGCAAGCGCGGCTGCGGCACAAGCTGCACAGGAAGCTATTGATGGTTTGTACTTAGGCGCTCAGGCGTCTGACCCTACCGTTGATCTTAACGGTGACCCTGTTACCGCAGGCGACTGGTACTTTAACACAGCGTCTAATTTAAGCAGAGTCTACAACGGCTCATCTTGGGTTAATACAGCAAACGTCGGAACAGTTACTAGCGTAGGCGGCACAGGCACAGTCAATGGTGTAACGCTTACAGGCACAGTAACTTCTTCAGGTAACCTTACATTAGGTGGTACACTAGGCGGCATTACAGCCTCACAGCTTAACTCACAGAACATCAGTCAATGGACTAACGACAGTGGCTACATAACAGGCAATGAAACAATTACATTAACTGGAGCAATTACTGGCTCTGGTACTACTTCTATAGCAACCACACTGTCCACAGTTGACGGAGGCACATACTAAATGACTACTATTATTACTAAGAATGGCTCAGGTGCGCCCACAGCAGGGCAGTTATCTCAAGGTGAACTTGCGGTAGACTTAACTAACAAAGAACTGTACACCAAAGACTCTGGTGGTAATGTTATTAAAGTTGGAGCGCAAGGCGGCTCAACAGGAACTTTTACAGACCTGACTGCAACCTCAAGCTTTACCTCTCCCGGCATCGACGACAACGCTAACGCTACGGCTATCACGATTGATGCCAATGAGAATGTTGGTGTGGGTACGGCGAATCCTTTGAATCAGCTTGTAGTTGAAGGCCCCACAACAAAAGGTGCGCTAGAAATTTCAACTAGTGTTGCTGGGGATTTATCAACTTTAGCTTATCATAGAGGCGATGCCGCATGGCTAACGCAAACATTCAGGGCTACTGACTTTATCTTTAAAGCTGATTCGGCTGGCGCTACCGAGCGCATGCGTATTGATAGCGCTGGCAATGTTGGTATTGGTACGTCTACTCCCGAAGCTAATCTGGATGTTGTAGGTAATACGGGGATATATCAGCGCCATTCTAGCGGCGGTTCTATCGTATTTGACGATGTAGACACAGCCGATGCATCTCATCCTATGTCGTTTATAACTAATTCAAGCGGTACGTTATCTTTTGGAAACGCAGATCGTAATCCTTCTAGCGGCTTGAGTACCAACTCAGCTACTTCCATGACTATCACCGACGCTGGCAATGTTGGTATTGGACAAACCTCCCCCGGCTCTTTCAGCGCTCAAGCCAGAGACTTAGTAATAGGGAATACAGCAACCGCCGCTGGTGGCTTGAGTATCATTACAACGTCAGCCGGAAACGGTAACATATGCTTTGGCGATGCTACGTCTACTTCTGACTCTAGCAGGCGAGGTAAGATAACGTACGATCACTCTGATAACTCAATGTCATTTGACACGCTGAGCGCTGAGCGTATGCGTATCGACAGCAATGGCAATGTTGGCATCGGTACGTCCCAGCCTTCAGCATATAACAGTAACGCTAACGATCTGGTTTTAGGAATAGCCGGAACGGGAGGCAACCGTGGCCTTACTATTGCTAGCGGCACTACCTCGTTAGGGACTATTGCGTTTGCTAATGGGGCAGCAGGTAATGACCTAGCTAGGCAGTTTATCAGAGCAGACCATAACGCCGGAGCTATGTTGTTTGCTACTGGCGCTGGGGAGAAGATGCGTCTCGACGCCTCTGGCAACTTGCTGGTTGGTAGAACCGCCGTAGGCGCAGGCGTAGACAACGGCGTCCAAATCTCCCCAGATGGATCGTCTTATTGGGATGGTGGCACAGCAGGCAGGAATATCGGCTTCACGCCAGCCAGCATTGACCTACAATTTAAGATCAATAGCAACTACTCTGGCAGCACAACAACTCGTTACTTTGCTGAGTTCACACACAACAGCGTAAACCAGTTCCGCGTAAATCACGCAGGCACTATATACGCAACAGCAACTAGCATTACATCAATCTCAGATGAGTCCCTCAAAGAGAACATCCGCGATCTTGATAAAGGCTTAGAAGCCATAATGGCGCTGAAACCTCGCCGGTTTGATTGGAAGAGTGGCGACGGCGACGACATCATGGGCTTTATTGCTCAAGAGGTTGATGCTGTGCTGCCTGAGCTTGTCCATGACTACGAGTACAGGAAGGATGAAATAAAGCTGGGCATCAAGATGGGCGACATGATTCCATCTATGGTCAAGGCCATCCAAGAACTCTCAGCACAAGTAAATGAACTCAAAGCCGAAGTAGCGGCACTCAAAGGAGCATAAAGAATGACAACGATTACATGGACAGTTTCATCACTAGACTACGTAGTATCTAAAGACGGTCTAGACAACGTAGCCACAGTAGCTCACTGGCGCTGCACAGGCGAAGATGCAGACGGTAACGTAGGTTCAGCTTACGGCACCAAAGCTCTCCCTGACGCTTCTTCGGACGGCTTCATCCCTTGGGACAAGATCACCGAGAAGACTGTATTAGGCTGGCTCGTAGCTGAGATGGCTACAAACAAGATGGATGACACGCCTACTGAGCAGGAGTCTGTAGAAGCTGCTGTACAAGCCCAGATTGACGAGCAGGCTAAACCAACTCGTGGCTCTGGCGCTCCTTGGGCGGCTCCTGTAGCGGTCTAATGAAGACTCTAGCAGCCTTGGTACTCGTGTTACTCTGTGGATGCTCAGGCACACTACGAGAGAAATCTACGATCTGTTT